CCCGGAACCAGCACCCATAGGGTGTGCCATTTTGCCGACCTCCATATGTTAATAACTTGCTGAAATATAACATTTAAAGCGCCATTAGTAAAGCAAAATTAAACAATTACTTGGGAAATCCGGGGTATTGGGATTGTAAGTTCCCGATGCCAGATCATTTAACGATAGACCATCGGTTGGGTTCCACCTGATATGGTATGTTTTGCTTGCATCAGTGCCGAAATCAGTTTCGACAGTGGTCGCGGGGAATATACCGCGATGCATGAAATCTACACCACCTGGAACCCTAACTGTTCCAGAAGCTGGCGAAATCACATTCATCCGGCCATCGGCTGACAGAATTTCGGGAAAGATCGGTAACCGTGCGCGTGCTTGGGAAATAAGCAGATATTGGGATGTATCGCCACCACCAGTTGCAGCAGAAATCAAAGCTTCGATTGCACGAAAATTGAAGGTGTGATCATTTTCACCATTCGGGGAAACACCGGCCTGATCGCCAAGGTGTTTAAACTGTCCCTGCAAATTGTTGAACAAGCCGTTGAACAGCGCCTGCATGGCAGGGCCACATGGCATTCCGTTTTCACGTTCGGATGCATTGGGCATCCGTTTTTCTGCACTATTTGCAAATGGGGGATCGAAATCTGCCATTACGTTACCTTTCAAAAGCAGCCATATGGATTGACATCGAATTCACACATCCACACGGCATCACGGGTCAGCGGACCAGTCGTGATCTCGACATCGTTTTCAGTTGTTAGTAAATCGCCATTATCGGTTGCGATTGTCAGACCATCAGGTTCCCAAGGTTCACAAAAACCGCCCCAACCTTCGCCAAAACCAAAGACAGGAAGCGCACCGAAGTGGAACCGTATTTCTATGCCTGGGGTAACAGGAAGAACCCGTGGGTAAAGTTGTAGCAATGCAATTTCGACATCGGTCAGATCGCGTCCTGGGGCGACAACAACCCGACCGTGACCAGCGTCCAGCACCATGGCCTGTTCACCCCAAAAGGTTTGAACGGCCTTGTTTAGATTTTCGATGTCGAACAGCGCCATCATCTGATAGCGACGCACCTTCAAAAATTTCCGATACAGTTCATCGTCGTTGATACAGATGTCGCCGATACCAAATTCACCGCAATCAACCCAGGTAACGGTGTCATCGCAGAACCCGGCAATCGGGTATTCTTCTGGTACGCCTTCACATTCAAAGCCGAAAACCGGTTGAACATCACAGACACAATGGCAGCGAGGCCAACCCATGCGCTTGCCGATCAGTGTCAATTGATCGCCTATGGCTGCTTCAATATCGAAATAGTTGGGCAGATCACAGATCGCCTGTTCGGCTTGTTCCAACTGACGCAAATAAGTACTGATCAGATGAAGTAATTTTGGACTTTCACGATACTGCGTCAGCACCCGGTCGATGCGCGGTTCAACCAGTTCAAAGTCAGCAGGACAGATTGTCATGGTGCTATTGTTACCGTTGTGTTGGCTTCAGACAGTTCCGCGATTTCAATAAACGCAATATCGACTGGTTGATTGTGGACCTGCCCAATCTCGTCTCGTTCTCCAACGAATGTCAGCAGTTCAATGTTGGGAAATCTGCTTTCGATAAGTGATCGCAACGAAAATGACGTAATATCCAATCCGTTGATCCGGGTTGCTTCCCAGTCTTCAATCAAAGCGGCCCGTATCGCGGTTGGCGAAGGTGGTGGGCAACCGTACCGGTCTTTCGATGCCTTCACATTCAGTGTCAGCGTGACCGGCACTGGGATAGGACGAATAATATAAGCAGATCGGCAATAACCGTCTATCTCCGATGAAACAGGATGGTTGCCGTAGGTGTTAATACCCGGTGCAATGTGCCGTCGCATCGTGCGTGCAATTTCTTCATCGTCACCACCAATCACTGCAACAGCCACAGTGCCCCGTTCCAACCCGGTGTCAATCTCACCAGTTTCATTTGTGAAAACCTGATGATAAGTGACGCCATCCAAACCGCCGATAGCCCGTGACAAATCCTGTAGATCGATGCGGGCTTGTCCACGATTAGTGATCGCCTGCCGAAATTGTTCATCGGTGTCATCACCGCGTGAAAGCAATCGGATACGGCCAAGCGTATCCAACCGATTGCCTTCGGCCTGATCGGGATCATAAGATTGGTAGAGGTCTTCACCCCGTTCCCAGCTTTCGTTTGCCAGATCAGCAAATAGCCCGTTCAACTGTCCCAATGGAGATTGGACCGTCTGGATTACACCGGGACCGAATTCGGTGATCAGTGACGCTTCGATTTCCGCCAAAATGACAGACAGGGGTTTTCGCACAAAGCCAGTTGGCTGAACGCCGTATTCACTCATATCGCAATTTCCTGATCATATTCGGTCAAAACCGAAATCGAATAGGCTGACAGATCGCGGGTTTCGTAGTTGAAGCGCACCGAAAAACTGGTGATTTCGGTCACCGCATCCGTATCGAGAATTTCCGCTTTGATGACAGCTTCCGCCAATGAAGGATCGTACCGACGGCCAAGAATATCCGTTAACCATGTAACCCCGGCAGTTGTGTCCAGAAACCATTCACCGTCATAGGTCTTCAACCTTTGTCGTGTATGCTGCCCGACAGCTTCAGCGTCATACACCAAAGCCAGATTACCGGATGCATCCAAATGAAGATCGTGTGGCGCACCATCTTCAGATTTTAAAGACAAGCCGACACGCTGCATTATTCAAGCGCCATTGCCCGCAACTTACCGGCGATTTCGGCATACTGGGCCTGATGTTCCAGTTGGTGACCACTTCCGGCGGATGACCCGTAATTGATTACCAGTGTGTCGCTAGCCAGCAGTTCCACGACTGTAGCTAGAAGGTCATAGATATTGCCCTGATTTCCTTCGATTTTTATCTTACCGTCCTTCGATCCTCGAATGCCGTATTGGCCGTCTGGATCAAAACGAATATGCCGGTTGTCAGGGTCGAAGTTTGCAATCGGGTCTTTCAGACTTTCACCACCATCAAGATAGGCTTCCATGTCAGACAAGGCCATTGATCGGCTATCTGACGCTTCGTAATTGCCGTCTTCATGATGGTTTTCGCTGGACCGCATTTGCGGGCGCAACGTAACGATGTTTCCTTCCTGAATAGGGAATGTATCGGCACCGTGGCCCGCCCTTGGAAATCTGATAGGCACTTCCAGCAGTTCCGGCATATCAATCGCTTCACCGTTGTGCTTCGGCTTATAAAGCGGTTGGATGGTTGCTGTTTGCTTGGCGGGATCGAACGAAACAATCTTTCCGGGGATTTCTCCAAACTGGCTTTCCCGTTCCGCCTGGGCCTGAACAGCTACGTTTTCACGGCCAAGATTGGTCGTCTTGCCCTTGTAACCCATGCTCATTTTTTCTTACCTTCATCGACTTTGCCACCCTTGATCGCTTCCCCGTGAATGGAAACTTCAAAGGTGCCGTCACGATTGTCGCCGGTGTATGTAGCTTGGCTGACCCGATACAGTCCGCCTTCACCGTTCATTTCCAATGTCTGACTTTCGATCTTAACAGTCCGATTGGGACGTACTTCAGGGTTCAGCAGTGCTGACACTTTCACACCATTGTCGGTGATCGTCGGCGTGTTGATCATTCCGGTTTCCGGGGTGATTAGAACAACACCAGGCAGATGACCATCGGATGGAATGACTTCCATCGTCTCATTCTGAACAGACCAGTAGAAACCTTTGCCACGTCCCAGGGTATTCAATTCACGGCTGCACGCTCCACACATTGAATAGGGACGTTTAAACTTCTTGGCATCGATATCATCGGGGAACTTCCATTCCCCTTTCTTGATGCCTTCCTTTTCCAGTTCCTTATAAATTCCTTCAACAACTTCCTGAACCGGCGTGCCCTTGGGGTAAGTCTTGGATATGGTCGCCTTGCGGAATGCCCGGTCCCCGTCACCACAACTGATGATCGTTATAATGTCTGGGCCATCACGAGTGTGTTCGACATCCCGTATCTGACCTTGGAACAGAATGCCGACATTGCCACCGCCTTCCGGCGGCGTGTATCCGGCTTCAAGAATGATGTCATCCAGTTCCTTGCCAACTGAATTCCGATGATCTTCGCTTAGGTTCCAAATCTTGATTTCAGCGGTGTTAGCCGATCCACTGACACCCTTGGAAATATTGAAGTAGATCTTCAGTTCATGCTTGGCGACTTTGCTGTCTGGGTTGATGACGAAACCACCGGGGAACGTCACACGAACTTTACGAAGATATTGCCGCATCTACTTCATCATCCGTGGCATGGTAAAGTTTGACCCGACCTTCCGGCAATTGGGTTCGTCCCGGCACTGAATTGCCTTCAGCCAGTGCAAAAATGACGCCGATCCCAAAGTCAAACGCAGCCAACATATCGACACCTGTCACGATCCGCCGTCCATGCAAAACAGCTTCACCGTCAATGGACAGATCGAAAGACCATCGTTCGGTAGTCGGATTGTATCGCAAACGAATGCTAACCCGCCGCCCGTTCAGGGTGGTTGCGAACTTCTGATCTGCGTGATCCGCTATTTCGAATTCAATCATGCTAATGTGCACCTGAATTCTTTGGAAAATGAGGTACTACATGAAGAAAGACAGACCCGTCCTTGAAGACAACGGGGGTGATGTCCCCGAAATCCTTGTTGATAGTTTCCAATTTAAAGTGGGGCGTGACGGACATCTTGGCATCACCTTTAATGACGGAACTCGCGATGTCATCACCACTGTTCTTACACCCGAAGCTGCTGATTTTCTCTACGCTTGGATTTCGCCCGAAAAGAGAAAGGAAATGTGGGAAATGGCGAAACCGTATTTGGATAAAGGACTTAACTGACATCGGTCACCCCGTGATCTGCTTCAGCAAAGATTGGTTCTTGGCCGGTGATACAGTCTTGGCACGAGCATCGCCACGTTGAACAGTTCCTGTTGCCCGATCACCGGTCACAGCATCGCCTGAACGCGCTTTCGACGGGCTGGCGGAACTGGTGCTTTTCTCGCCGCCGGGTTGCCCGGATGGTGTTCCACCAGTATCCCCAACATCAACGGATGCAGTTGCCGTACTGACGATTATGACTTCCTGAAGATCGACCGATGCACGCAACACATTTGAATAAGTCTTATCCCGATCTGCTGTAATCATCTTGATTAACATATTAGGATAGACCGTCAGTCCGGTGACCAGATAGAATGGAACCCGGCTTTCCTGAAAGGCAACCAGGGCATTGTATGCGGCGGCGGCACTTTCATCAGCCGCATCCAGAGTGACCTTTTTCGGCTTTACATAAGCGTGATCATTGACTTCAGCGCCCGTTTCAATCGGGTTGGCCGTTATCTCGATTTCCGACGTATGCTTTTCCGACAGGATACAATCAATCGGAACAGGCCCGATTGTGGAAGAAAATGCGATAGCAGTCATGATCAATCCCACTGTGATGGTTCAACTTCCAACTGCGAACGTTGCGCGGTTGCAGCTTGTCCAACGGCTTGACCGGTGGCTTGTGCTGCCGCCGCAGGGGCCTGCGTTGCTTGGGTTACTGTTTGATTGACCTGAATGTGATTTGTCTGCGACTGATTGCGATTGTCCTGACGACTGTCGTTGACCACCGCATTGGCTGCATTAGCGTCACCAGTTTTGGCTAGATTGCCTTGAAGACGGCTCCATTCTTCCTGCTGAAGTCGCAACTTTTCATCCCATGCATCATCAGATAGTTTTACGGGTTGATAACTTGAAACCGTCTCACCAGTTGGCTTTATCGATACTTTGTTAGCAGGTTGCGCAACCGCTTCAGGATCATCTTTAAGCCCCAAAAATTTAGCTAAAGCATCCGGCATATTTTCCGTCAACTTGGCTATAAACCACTCGACAATCTGATCTGCGATAGACTTCATGCCCTCCCAGATCGCATTCATTATAGAAACACCGACGCCCTTCCAGTCGATGTTTAGAAACCAGTCCTTCATCTGGCTGAATAGTTCGGTTGCCTTGGCAGACAATCCGTTCCACGCTTCTACAATATCATCCCAGAAATAGGCGATAAGGGCTGCACCAACCCCAACGATAGCAACGATCAACCCTGCCGGGGTAAACAAGAAACCGATTGCAGCGACAAGCAACGGTGCCAATCTGATGATCCCACCAATCAGGATACGGGCGAAGCCTTTAATCATCTTCCCTGGTGCAAAGATCAAGCCACCAGCCAAGGCAGCAACAATAGTGCCCGCAAGTCCCGTAATGGCTTGTGCGACACCTTCAGAAACACCGGTAATTTCTTGTATCTTGGCGATGAAGTCGCCGATGATACTTTCTCCGCCCTGAAGGTATGTCAGAAAGTCATCGACGACAAAGGCCAACGCCATGAAAATCGATATCAGCGGAAAGGCTCTTACCAACAGAAATGCGATTGCCGCTCGCAGTGTTTTCAGCGGTCCTGAAAATTTGTCGAAGTGTTCAGATAGAAAATCAATGTGTGTCGCGATCCGTTTGACTACGGCAACAACTGTGTTCGCTACTGCTGTAAAACCCGCTGACAGATTGGCGGCCCAACGATCCAGTGTTCCATCGGCATCCAGACCGCCAAAATAGTCCAGCATGTCGCCTAGATGGCCTTTGACCGTTTCAAAGAAACCGCTGTCACCGATACGTCGCTGGAAGTCAGTCCAACTGTCCCCCAAGTTCGACATCATGCCGTTCCAGGTTTTGGACTGCCGCAACATGGCACCATTGAACCGGTCGCCCATATTCTCCAAAAGGAATTTGCGGATTTCTTCGCTGTTCTTTTTGACGGTTCGGTTTAGTTCCTTTCCGTTTCGTGTCCAGGCGAAAGTGACTTCATCACCCTTGCTGGAAGATCGAATGCCGAATTCCTTCAGCCGCTCAAACTCACCCGATGCCGCATCAGCGAATGCTTCGACCGCTTGTTCCAGCGGTTTATTCATAGCCGATGCGGTGTCGCCAAGAATACGCAAAGCATCATCTGCAACAGGATCGATGCCGTATGCCTTCAATTTTATGAAAGCATCGGTCACCCCGGCTACATCATAAGGCGTGGTCTTTCCGAATTCAGAAATCCAGTCTAAAGACTGCTTGGCCTTGTCGGCGCTGCCTTCGATTGTTTCAAGCGCTGCCTGATAACCTTCGAATTCGGCACTGGTGGTGACGACAGATTTTCCAAGTGCCCCAAAGGCAGCCCCCATGGCACTAGCAGCCAGCGCACCGTACTTGGCTGCACCTGCTGCAAAGCCTGATAGACGTTTGTTCAGTCTTTCTATAGACTGTTCGTAACGTTTGGCTGCTGCTTCGTCTCGGATTTCATAACCGAGAACAGCAATCAGTTCATCAACTATTGCCAAGGTTTCACCTTATGAGAATTATTTTTACTATTGTATTTTTGTTATTGGGCAGCGCCGCCGCTTTGTCAGACGAATATACTTGCGGGGACTTCGTTCACGATCAACAGCGACTATTCTCGAAGCAAGCCAAGTTCGAAGATATGAAACCGTTCTATCATGTGGTTATCGGTTTCATCGATGGAGTGTTCCACGCCAGCCGTAAGGTCGATAAAGAAAACGGTGCAAGTGCGAATGCAAAATTCACAATTCAGGTGATGCAATCGTGCCAAGAACAACCGGAAAAGAACCCGAATATCATTGCTCTAAAATTGGTTGAACCTAAGAGCGTCGATACCAAAAGAAATTTCGACATCGCCCGTGATCTGGGCCTGTTGTTAGCGTCTGAAAAATACTGCGAAGTCAAATATCAGCAAGAGGCCATCGACAAGTTCGTCGAAAGAACTGTTGACGCAAACGATCTTTCATTCACTCGAAAGTTGAATGCGGCCATCAGGATAAGTGGCGTAGCAATATCTGATCTGACGACTTCACAGAAGACGGCTCATTGCAAATCCATAATTCGATCCGCACAAGCTTATGAATTCCTAAGTCGGTGATTTTTCAGCCGACGCTATCCGCAAATCTAACGCTTCATGAGCGTCCAGTACATCGCCAAGCGTAACCCATTCACGCAAGTCCCTTTGAAGGTAAAGTGGTGGGTCGGCAACGATTGGACGCCAAAGAAACATGTTCAGGTTTGGCGCAATCCGTTTGATTTCCGGTTCGGTTAGCCCTTTGTCAGTTTCTCTAGGCTGCCACTTGCCAGGATGTCGGAAAAAAAATCTCCGAATACCTCACGTAGCACGAAAACCGCAACTTGCATCATCGCGCCAAGGTTGCCGGTGAAATCGCCGTCCATATCGACCTGTTCATAGACACCAGATGGTCGTTTGACCATTGCCACTTCCACAACATCCTTCACCAGATCAGCCATGTCGTTAGGATCACCATTCACGAAAATGTCCGTAAATGCGGCAACAGCAGCGGCATTTGACTTTTCCTTTTGTTCAGGTGTGGCCTTGCTACCCGCACCCGACAAGATTTCCGGCAGACGGTCGATACCGCCGCCCAAAACTTTCAAAAGTCGAGCCTGCAACCGAACAGCTTCGGTCGCAAGCATCGGTTCGACCTTGAAGGTTTGACCTTTGATTTTCTTTTCAGCCATATCAAGAACCCTTACTGATTTGTCACATTGGGCGTCCAGTCACCAGTGACCAGAACCCATTCACGGACAACGGCATTCTTGCCTTTGCTGTCAGCAGGTGCTTGCATGACGAAACACTTGTCCGCCGTTCCGCCCTCACCGCTATCCTTTTCGATGATGTCGAACGGGAACCCGATCAGACGACCTGCACGCTGCTGCTTCCATTTCTGAAGCAACTGGCGGTGTGTCGCACTGGTGTGTTGGAGTTTGACTGAAATCTGGGCCGAACGATCCGCTGTTTGTGAAAACAGCGACGAACCATCCGCTCCAACCAACATGGTGCCGACATCGGCACCTTGCGTGACAACGATGGCGTCGTCGCCATCGAACAATCCACGGACAGCGAGGCCGTCGCAGGTCGCCGTCACATTTAGCATTGAATATGCTGAAGTTTTAGCCATCTATCCGGCCTCCTTAAAATGTTACCTGATAATCGACGTTCACGTAGTGAACTGCGCCCGCGTATCGGAACTTAGTTTTGATCGCAGGTGCAATGCGCGCTTTCCGTTGACTTTCGGGGACATCGAATACACTGGGCACAATAACTTCGTAGTTCGCTTCGTACTCGCCTGTTTCTGGGTTCAGATCATCTGCAATCAAACCGGCTCGGAACGCTTGTCGCATCACCACACGGGAAGCACTCGCAACTTGTTCCATCCCGCCGTCAGTAAATGGAACCCGGTCATTATTCAGCAAAATCGCAAGAACTTCTTCTTCAGTCCGTGCAATGATCCAATCCGCCGCGTGAACTTCATCAATAAATACCTGCTGCGTGAGTGTGGAACCTTCGACAGTGAAATACTGATCACCAATATCAACATAGGTATTGGCCATATGACCCGCTGCGGCTGATTGACCTAGCTGCGGTGTGAAGCCAGTTGCTGCCTGGATAGCTGCACTGCCCTCGTTCACCGGTGTAATCAATTTTAGTTTTTTGTATTTGGCTGTATAAGCGCTATCAGCTTTATCAAAATTCCGTGTGCCAAGTGATGCCGCGAATGCAAATGCACCATATTTGGTAGCATCACGATGATAGAACACAGAAGTTCGTTCAACTGTATTCTTATGACGGGCTGAAATACTGTCAGTATCATTCGGGTCTTCATGCCGAACATCGTTACTATCAAGAATGGCTTGTTTATTTTTGGCTTCTATCCATTCAACCAAGCCGTCCAAAATCGCGGTGTCGCGTAATGCACTTTCAACTGACAACCAATACCACTGACCGTCACGGTCATAGATTGCATCCAGTGCATCTTTCATAGTGGTTGCATTGATTACCGTTGTCGCATCATAGTAGGCAGCCTTGATATGAATAGGTCGTGGATTTTGTGCAAAGGCGGTGTTCGCCGCTTTGTAAAAATCATCTGCCGCATTGAAATCGGCGGCTACTTCCTCCATTGATGAATACAACTTGGTCAGATTATCAGCGTCCAGTTTCCCCGCGATTTCGGTCGATGTAAGGAACATCGCCACACCGAAACCGCGACGGCTTGGAAACGCATCGTTACGCGAAAGGGTCACATTGACCGTCCGCGAATAAGGCAATCTTGCCATTTCGTTTTCCTTTCTAAAGAAATGTCACGGATTATTGGGGCTTATGCGCCCTTAGAAACGCCGACCGATGCATCTTGAATGACATCAACAACGGCACCATCACGGGTCAGCCCGCGAATAAGTAAATTCATTTGCGCACGCGGTTCCCAATCATTTTTCACCCAATCGGGAACGTTGTTTATGGTTCCGGTTTCATGGACAATTAGCGACGGGAACAGGGGTTCCAAGCGTTGTGCCAAATGCGTGCGGCCCTTCAGAATACGAAGACTGTTTGTAGGATTATCGCCATAAGCGTGGATCGAAAAATCCCATTCCATTTCGATAACAGGACTTACCGATATTTCAGCCAACCCTTCAGAATTCAGTGTTTCTGTCTCCACAAACTCGAAATCCTGGCAATGTTCCCGGACTTCACGACAGTTCAACATGTTGATCATCAAATACGGCTTGTCCGGCCTATCACCACTTTGGTGGGCTTTGATCACACGCAGTCCGGTTTGGGCTGAAAGCCAACGAACCAGGGCTTCATGAATTTCGACATCGTTCATTCGGTCAATCCCAAGGCGGCACGGGTAAAGCCGCCCAGATCACGCGGCCAGACATGCAGAACCCGATAATTGCGGGATTGATGTTCGATGACTTGATCTGTTTCCAACATGTGTCGAGACCACACCAACCATCCGGCTTCCGATCTGATACCTTCAGGCAAATCTTCCAATTGCCGTCCTTTGGCAGGCTGGATCGTCGCCGATATTGTTGTCGGTGTCATATCGCCAGCAACCCAGTTGCCGTTGTCGTCGTATGATCCGTCCGCATTCGATTTCAGAACAATCGAAGTAGCAAAAGCATCAATGGCAACGGCGACATCAATCATCGTCTACCTTCCAAGTAACCTTGCCCCGCATTTCCCCGCTGTCGATCAACGGGTTGCTGGAACCTTTCAACGCCACTGTCACCGGGCTGTTCGGCGGTGAAGACAAGTTAGTGATTTCATTTTGGATATGCCCCTGGGCAAAAACACCCAGTTTGGACAGCACTACCCGCATTGATGTGTCGCCGCGTAAAATCTTTGCGGCTGAATTCTTCAGATTACGTCGATATTCAGATTTGTGTTCCGTGATCGCATTACGAAGGAACGGACGTTCCGGTATGGGGCCGCCCCAACCACCACCACTGGTGCCGAAATGGTTCCAGACAGCGCGGTCCAGAATTTCTTGTGCGACTTTGCCTGCCGGAAAACCCACCTTAACCCGGTTCGGACCGTTAACAACACTTGGTATTTTCCGGTGCTTTTTGCGCTTGACACCAACTCGAAACATCAGACAGCACGAACAGCAGGAAAGTTCTTTCGCATCAATTCGTAGTATCGCTGTCCATAAGTGGTCTTTTGATATTCGGCTGAAATAGCCCCCATGCCAACGCCGGTGTTTCCAGATGATCGGCCTGCATAAGTTACAGATACATCCCCAACCTTCATTGAAGATACAGACCCGGATTGCGCATTCGCAACACCGCGACCGGCTTCGATAGCCTTTGATCTTTCCGGCTCACCTTCCATAGACAACGTATGCGCTGCCAACAGTTTGATGGCTAAAGACTGGTCGCGTTCAATCCAACCATCACCCACGGCAGAAACAACTTCCCCCAACACCAAATCCACAAGTGCATCGGATACAGGTGTAAATTCAGGATATCGGGCTTTGAATTCTTCTGCCGTGGGTGTGTTTTCAGGCATAGACCTTACTCGTTTTCAGGATCAGTCGCTGCTTCCAAGGCTTCGTCCAAAGCCTCTTTAAGACTTTCCAGTGAAGACCGACGGGTCTTCTTGATGCCGAATTCAGCAAGCTGGGCGATCAATTCGTCCTTCGCAGCATCAGCATCAGCATCAGCATCGATGCTGTCGCCGTTCAGTTCATCCAGAAAGTCATCGTCGTCTTCATCCACAACTTCGATAACCTCGGCAGCAAGCCAAGATTTTACGACATCGTGTTCCTTGATCAGACCCCACCGTTCCACATGGACGGTTTTGCCTGGTTCAATGACCGGCCCACCCATGGGAAGACCAAGTGGGCCGTCATGATTTGATTTAACATTTGCCATGATCATCCCTCCTTACAGGCCGTCCGCATAGCGGACTTCCTTCGGACGGCGGATATCAAGGCCACCAAGTCGGAACACACCAGGCACCGTGAATGACAGCGGGCCGTCTTGGAAAACCGGCAAGAAACGGTGCGGCATAGGGATATGCAGCTTCAGAACTTGCGGATCACGACGATAAGCCACCATTCGTTTAGTGCTCCCAGCACCAGCGGTGTCCAGACCACGGATGAAGCGGATAGTCAGCGGACGGCCAGTTTGGATGGTGTAGGTGTTGTACTTCATGATGTACTCAAGCACCGGCATCGTGGTTCCAGGCATCGGCTTAGCCAGATGCTGGGAAACCGATTTCGGCAATAGCAGTGTGTCTGCCAGAGAAGTATAGGCAGTTCCTGCACCAACGCCTTCAAGCAATGCGTTTACATCGCCCAGAATATTTTCTGGCGAAGCAGTTGCCCAACCACCGGTTCCGGCAGCCGCTGCAATGACAGATGCGTGGCTGATCAGCCCTTGGAAACCTTTGGCTTCATCGCCTGAAAGGGCGACGCCATCAACCATTTCTTCATAAGCACGACGGGCCGCAACGGCGTCATCGGCCTGCAAATTGACGCCCAGCATCTGGGCCTGATTGATTTCTTCATAGCCGTAGGAATAGCCAATACCAGCCATGTGAACACCGGTTTCATGCTTGGCACGTTCCGTTCCAGCAAGTGGAATATCGTTGCTATTACCATTGATCCAGCCAGCCTTTCCGAACTTGTCAGAGGAATAGTAGGTAACGGTCGTGGCAAACGGATGCGCCGATGTATCCACCGGGATCAGTTCAGCATATTGAATATCGGGGTAAACGGTTTCGTTCACTTCCGTTTCAATATGCGATGTTTGGGACACCACAAAGCCGAGTGCGGTTTGGGCGTCAAAGGTCATGTGCTTGTTCATTTTCGAATGTCTCCTTTAAGCCAAGCGCACTTTGGCGAGACCCGCACCAGAAGTGCTGCTATCCCACCGGGCATTTGCAATTTGCACCGAAGCACCGCCACCCGCATCAGCGTTGGTGAACGTGCCGTCAGCAACGGTAACCCAGACATCATCGCCAGCATCAACAGCGGCAGCGGCATCAACCCAAATTACGCCCTTGGTCATAACCAAGGCATTTGCATACTGGGCAAACTTGTCGGGATTAGCAGGATCAACAGAGCGATCCCGTACCGTCACACCAAGAACAGCAGTGTCGCCAGCTTCTGTAATTTTACACCCGCTGTCAGCGCTGCCTTGTACCACTGGCTTGCCAAAACCAACACCAGTGACAGTTTCAACGTTCCGAGAAATCAGAACATTAGGTTCTGCATTGGCAATCGCACCGGCACGACCGGCGGAAAGCGTTTCATTGTAAGTGGTTTGAACGGCCATCGGTTAAGCCTCCTTCTTGGTTTTCCAAGCGTCGGCAATCCGCTTTTCATAAGCAGACTGACCGTTGTCGTTGGCCTGGGTTTTCGTGTCCCGTGAAATCAACGCTTGGCGCACGGGATCATCGTCAGATGAACCAGCGGCTTCCAACGCAATGTCGAAAGCAGCATCGATATATGCTTGAGACTTGTCTTTCACGGCATCTTCGCCCCGCACCGCTGCAACAGCAGTTTTGCGGATATCGGCATCAGATAGTCCGTTAAAATCGGCATCCTTAGCCAGCTTGGAAGCATCGGCGACAAGTTTCGCACGATCCTGAACTTTGGCATCAAGGGCAGCGTCGTCGAGAACCTTCTTTTCAAGGTCTGCGATTTTGGCGTCCTTTTCAGCCAGTTCCTTGTCCTTCGCGGCGATTGCCGTTTCATGTTTCTGATTGGCGTCAGACAAGGACTGTTCCGCCGCCTTTTTGTCGTTTGTCAGTTTTTCGATGACAGCAGCACCCGCATCGGTTGTTTCAACCGGGATACCATCCACCATCACTTGACGCAGTTTGTCAGCCATTTGACTTCCTTTCTTATCTGCGATGTGGAGAGGGGCAGCGCCCCAGTTTGACGCATCACCGATGCGACATTCATGACCGGCCCTTGCTGTCTTCACGACGGCAAGGTGGTTCATTCTCAAATTGTCCATGACGGCGTGGTATTCGGTGCCGTCTGGCGCTTGGCCGGTTTCCCAACGCAATTCCATGTCGTAGCCCATGGAAATTTCACGCTGACCGTTCTTAACTTTGTCGATGATGCCCTGATCCATCAGGACGATTGGGACACGAATGTGTTCGCCATCCCGCAATACATCTTCACCAATTGACCCCACCGCATAATCTTTCCAATTATGGGATGTGACTGCTTCGTCCGGGTGATTGTCAGTGACAGGCTTTCCCGGAAAAGTCTGAAGGCTGTCTTTTGAGAACACCGCCGCTTCAGGGCGAAAGACATTCACAACGTCCATTGCAGGCTTACCCAGTTCCCAGCCTGCATATTGCTGGATACCGGATCGGGCGCATTTGACATCCGCTACCATGTAGCCGTCATGGGTCATCCGCACCCCGGACAGGGACACGTCTTCAACAAATCGCATCGACGAAACCTTCGGATTGAAACCGCAACATCCCGCATCTGCATCCCGTGGATGCACATGGAAAACATGCAGATATTGAATTACAGTAGGCCAATGGCCGATGATTTAGAAAAACGTTTGAAAGCAATGGAACTGGCTGTTCACAGTCAAACCATCGCAATGCGGCACCTTGCACAAGATGTGCGTGACCTTTCAGAAGTCATGCAGGAAATCGCCTACAAACTCAGGGCAATCGGGTGAAAAAGAGGGTGACAAAGGAGTAAAGTTCTGAATCGATGTATGACCTCTGTTTCGACAATAGGAGGTTACGATGGATACGGACGGGGCGATTGGCGAGAGCGTTGTTTTTC